CTCTTGATGGAACGAGGAATGTGAGATTTCGGTTTCACGACACATCTCTGTCAGGAGAAAAGATTCAATATGGTTGTTTGCCTGAAGGATTCGCCACTTATAAAGGTTTATGTATGATGCCTTTGATAAGCGTTAGTTCCAAACCCACGATTTTCGGTTTTCATATTGGCGGGAACAATGATGGTTCTGATGGCGTTGCTGAGTTTTGTGATGCTGATGCCATCAAACTCGCGTATGATGAGCTTTCTGTGGTGAACAAATTTCGGGTCGTTTCTACAGGTGATTTTCCAGCTAGGCGAATGAATGTGGACTTGGATGTTACAAAGGATATACATCCCAAACATTGCACTAATTTTATGCCTAGTACTCCTGATGAATACGTTCCATACAGTATGCAAGTTTTTGGCTCTCACAATATGGGAATGGCAAAATTCAAATCACGAGTTGATACTTCTCCCATTTGTGCTAGCGTTGAAAAGGTTTTTTCTCGTCCTCGCGATACAGGTCCACCACAAAAGGCTCCAGCATGGCGTGATTTTCAGCGTGATATGGAAGCCATTGCAAGAACTGATGTGTGCTTTGATGCTGAGATACTAGATATCGTTCATGCCGAAATTGTGGATCACTACATTAAAGTAGTGGAAAATTTGGACACATCGTACGTCAAACCTCTTCCGTTGGAGTACGCCATTAATGGTGTTGATGGTGTTAAGGGGTTTGAAAAATTGGATAGGTCAACCTCTCCTGGTAGACCTTTAAGTGGTTCCAAGGGAAGATTTATGCAACCCTGTTCTGAAGATCTTGAAGGTGTAACCGAGCCGTGGGAGTTTAGGCCAGACTCTGGTTTTTACGAAGATTACCAACATGCCGTTGATTGCTATTTAAGTGGAGAGCGAAATTACCTTTTGTTTTCTAGTACTCTGAAAGATGAACCCACAAAGTTTACTAAAGACAAAAGGAGAATTTTTTCTTCTTGCCCGGTTGTTGGTACTGTCTTGATCCGCCAATATTTTCTACCAATTATTAAGCTCATCCAAGATAATTGGACGTGTTTTGGTAGTGCTGTAGGTATAAACGCTCAAGGACGACAATGGCATGAGTTGTACGAGATTTTAGGTAAACATGGAGAGGACAGAATAGTTGCAGGGGATTACAAGGCCTTTGATAAGGGAGCTCACAGTGAGTTTACTTTAAGAGGTATGTATGTGTTCTATGCAATCGTAGAAAAGTGTGGTTATTCTTCTCATGATTTAGCTATCATGCGAGGGTTGATCACTGATTGTGTTTATCCTATCTATGATTGGTATGGCGTTTTCGTACAATTTTGTGGGTCTAATCCATCAGGCATTCCAATAACCGTACATTTGAACAATATGGTAAATTTACAGTACGTTCTATACTCATATGTTTCAATGGACAAAAGTGCTGATAAAAAGGCACGAGCTCATGAGTTTTGGCAAATGGTTGAAATATTTTTGTATGGAGATGATAATATTATGTCCGTCTCCAGCGAAGAGACACTATTTAATCATACATCGTTACAAAACGAGCTCGAAAAGATTGGAGTGACCTATACTATGGCAGACAAAGTTAGCGAGTCAGTACCTTTTATTCATATCACACAGGCCGACTTTCTTAAGAGAGGCTTTTACAGACATGAGAATGGATATGTTACAGCTCCTTTAGCTGTTGAGTCTTTGTTCAAGAGTCTGTATAACGTGATGAGACCAAAAAGGGACGATATTTTACCTGAATGCTCTGCCGCTCAAGCTGCGTATGCTAGTGTTTTAGAAGCATACCAGCATGGGCAAGTGTTCTTCACAGATTGGAGAGAAAAAATGTCCATTGTTGTGGAAACACCTTGCCCAAATATACATGGATACACGATACGTCAGTTGTTACCCGGTCAAAGTTTGCCCACTTGGGAACAGTGTGACGAAAGATACAAAGAGACGTGTCTTGAGTTGCAGAGTGGCACAGCTGACTTATCTGGTGATGTTCTTGTGAAAATTGCTGCAATGTTGGTTGAAGTGAGAC